TTGCGCTTCATCTTCCCGCCCCACGATACGACGTCCCCCGAGGCCAGCGACAGTGCCGCGTGCGGGCCGTGCTCAGTCTCGTAGCCGATGATCAGGCCGCCCCCCGTGATCTCGTGCGCGGGCGTCCACTCGACGGGCCTGTAGGTATGCAGGCGGACACTGCGGTCACGCGGCCACCCGGTCACCCATGCCTGCCAGAGCACCTCTTCGATCGGGGGCTCCGGGCCGCACGCCTCTTCCAGCTCCTCTATGGCCCGCGTGCTCGCGATGACGCCCCGGGAGTAGATCAGATGGTTGGCCACCGCCGTGACAATGCAGTTCGGGGTGGTCTCGTCCCCGGCCCATGGTGACCGGGCAGTGCGGCCCTTAGCCGTGACGGCGGCCTTGACCGGGGCCTTGGCCGACTTCCCCGCTGCGGTCGCGGCGGGAGCCTTCACCGTGGCCTGCCGGGGCGTCTTCGCGGTCTTGGCAGCCGGCGCGGATTTCGCGGACCTGGCGGCCTTGAGCCCTGCCTGCGCTCCGGCTCGCGCGATCGTCGCGGACTGGGCCTTGCTCAGCGCCGTCCCGGGGCTCACGGACTTCTTCGCCTTTTTCGCTGTCCTGGAGATCGCCTTGAACTGCCGGGCCTCATAGCTGAGCGCCTGCTTGTTATCGACGGTCCGCATGACGGCCTGGTGGGCGTACGCTTTTTCGCCTGCCTGGGCGTACTGGAGGCGGCCGGAGAGGTTGGCGTGGTTGTACATGTCCAGCTCGATGCGGTTGCGCAGCGCCGAGTTCTGGTGGGCGGCCACGGACTGCCGCCAGGACTGGCGCGCGGCGTACGCGGCGATAGCCGCTGCCTGGGCGGTCCTGCGCGCGGCCTGGTACTGCTTCACCGTGGCGTACGCGGCGGCCAGGCGGTATTTCCGGAAACCGCTGGCGGCGGACTGAAGCGCGATCCTGTTCCGGGCGGCCGACGCGGCAGCGGAAAAGGCGGTGTTGTACGCCTTCCACTGGGCGGTGGAGAGCTGGAGGCCCTTCGGGGACGCTTTGGCGGCGGTCGTCTTCTTGGGAGCGGCCTTGACCGGGGCTGCCTTAGTCTTGGCGGCCATGACCGAACCCGAACTTGCGCCGGTCTTCCGGTGTGCTGTATACGCCGGCCCCGCTGAGGTGCTGGACTTCCAGGCTGCCCTGCTCAGCGTGCTCCGCATGGCCGCCGTTCACGCTGTGCGGGTCAACCGGAGCGTACTCGAATTCCTGCGCGGGAGGTTCCCGGTCAGCCTTCTCCGTGTCGAACTGGAGGCACAGTACCCTGCCGAAAACCTCAACGGTCAGTTTCATGGCGCTCCCTCATTTCATCGCCGTAATCCGGCCACTCATTCCGGAGCTTGTTCACCGCGTTGAGGACATCGGTAAGACCGCCAGGGGTCTTAGTGTCCAGGTCGTTGGCGATTTTCGCCTGGGTCTTCTGGTGACGCTTCAGGGGCCGCCACGCGGCGATCGCCGTAAGACTGCCGAATACGCACCAGGCCAGGACCGACACCCAGAAGTTGTTAGCGACGAGCCAGTGAGCGATAGCGTGAACCCACATCACACCCTACTGTCCGCGAAGGGCCTTGAGCGTGGCCTGGCCGCCCGGCAGGAGCCTCGGCGTGTGCTGCGGGAAGTGCACCCCCTGGCCGGCGGGAACCGCCTCAGTGTCCTTGCCCAGGTCAGTCAGCCCCGTCTGCTGCTTGGCGACGTTGTCCTCAGCCACGTTGGTGGTCTCGACTTCCACCTCCACAGCCTTCGGTTCCACATTGATGTTCATCGGGCCTTCAGGCATCGTGTCACCTTCGCTAGCGCTGCTTGTACGTACTCAGGATAGTACGCAGTAACGAACGACGCGAGGTCTTCCGGCCGCTGTCCGGATGGCTGAGCCTTTACCCACAGCTCCAGGTTCTCTGGCCGGTTATCATCACGGATACCGTTCTTGTGATGCACGTTCTCGAATTTGTACAGCTTCCGGCCGATTATCTGTTCCATAACCAGGCGATGCTGTCCGACGAGTTTCCCGTTAGCGTAAACTCTGCGGTACCCGTTCTTGTCTAGATGCCCTTCGCCCCGTTTGGCTGTGCGATTATGCTTATGCAAAGGGGTTAGGGACTTCCCCAAGCGTTTTTGCCGGGCATGGCTAGCGCACAAGCCGTGCGAATCATAAGGCTTATTGCAGCTTTCTACAGAACAAAATGCTTCATGCTCTACAGGTTCCAGCAATAGCGTATCAATTGGCTTATTCTGGATCAGACGCTGATAGTGGCCGGTGCAGAGCCGTTTAGCTACCGCAGGCTTCTCACAATCTTGTACTGAGCACATACGCCCGGGAGCATATGGGCGCAATGGTGTATCCAGGGGCTTACCCGCTTTGTAGCGAAGATAGTGTGCGTTACACAGATCAAGAGCACGGCGTGGACGACCGCATTCGGGGAGCTTGCAGATTCCGGAAGTGACGGGCATCGCTACAGAGTACACGAACTTCTTGGAGCTAACAACCCCACTTGCGCTTCGGATTGACATACCTGCGCAGAAGTTCAACTACCCACGGGTTGGACTGAATGCGAACCAGGCCGGTTTCGGCAGTGCCTGCCAGTCCCCACGGAGCTTCCCTCGACTTGTAGATGTCCGTGCACAGCATAAGCGATGCCTGCTGGACCTCCGGCGGGATGTAGTCCCAGCCCCAGGTGCCGATGACCTGGACGCGGTTGAGGTGGCTGTAGGGCCACACGAACGGGAGCCACTGGCCGCCGGGAGCCGCCGTGCCGGGGTACAGGATGGCCTGAAGCTGGTTGTAGGGCCACGCGACGCCGCCCCGGGCGTTCGGGTTCCAGTTATCCGCAGGGTTGGACGGCCGGCCGGTCTTGAGCTGGTAGAACGTCCCTGTGCCGAGCGGAGAAGCAGGCTTGCCCCAGGCGGTCTCGAAAATGCCGTCGCCGTCGTAGTCCAGGTTGACGAGGGTGTTCGCGGCCATGGACGGCGCGAGGTCATCAATGCCCGTCTCCTCGATCGACTCCGGGAAATATGTCCGGGCTTCCTGGAGCTGATAGAAGTGACGGCCGGCGTAGCCATTTATCCAGTTGGCTACACAGTGGATGGCGAGCTGCATCTCGTAGTTGAAGGAGTTGTAATTCTTATCCCCCGGCAGCAGCCCCAGGCGCGACTTCAGCTCTTCCATTCCCGTGTACCAGTACTGCATCCCGTAGCCGACGTCGGTCAGCGGGATAAGCCGGAAGGTGCCGGGCGTGATCTGCTGGACTCCGTTGCCGCTGCCCACCCAGACGAACATGTACAGGCCGGGAACAGTGATCCCGGTGACCGTCAGCGAGTAATTGCCCGCCGAAGTCCGCGTGATGATGTTATTGGGCGGTGATCCGCCGTAGTTGTAGTTCGTGATGACGCCCGTAGGGTCGGTGACCACGCAGGTGATGGTCACCGGGTCCGTGGTCACGCCGCTGGCGTTCAGGAAATCTACCGGGGTAACGGCAGTCGCTTCGGTAGCACTGTCGTAGAGAACTTGCGCGCCCATGCCAGCCCCCTCAGAGAGTAATCCAGGTAATCGCGCCGTAGACCACGGTGTTCTGCAATCCGCTGAATACGACGTCGATCCTGTAGAACGTGTAGGTCTCCGGGTACAGGTCAGCGCGCGGGATTGCCACCGAGCACAGTCCGCCGGTCGGGCTGGTAATCGTGATCGCCGGGGAGCCGCCCGCCGAGGAGAGCAGCAGGGCACTTCCGTCAGCGGTTCCGGCCGCCGTCTTGAGGTACATGTTAACGGTCGCGCCGGTCAGGTTCAGGGGGCTGCCGTTTTGGGTGATGGCAACGCTGACCGTCTCGTCGTTGTTTTCCGCGAGCGTGAGTGCAGCCGTTTGCATCGTCCATCCAATCAGCGCGGCACCGTAGTTAGCTAGTGTCAGGGTACCGCCGTAGGTATTGGCCAGGGTAGTAGCGGTGGCGTCGATCGTTACGGGAGTACACACAGCGTCGCCCGCGTCTACTGCGGTAACGCCGCCGCCGTAGGTGTTCGCCACAGTGCCGGCCGTGCCGCCGTAGTCGGGGACCGTCGCCGCGCCGTCGATGGTGACCGGGATGCAGGTCGCGCCCAGGTTCTCGGGCGGCCGGAGACCTGACGAGGCACCTACAGCCGTTATCGCGCCCGAGCCGGACAGGCTGGCCGCAGCGGTGATCGTCGCTACCGCGCTGAGAGTCCCCGACCCGGACAGGCTCGCAGGGGCGGTGACTGTTACGTGAGTACTCAGCGTGCCCGAGCCCAGCAGGGCCGCAGGGGCGGTAACTGTGACCGCCGTGGTCATCGTACCGGAGCCGGACAGGGCCGCAGGGGCGGTAACCGTGACCGCCGTAGCCATCGTGCCCGAACCGGACAGGCTGGCCGGGGCGGTGATCTTCGCGGCGGTACTGAGAGTTCCCGATCCGGACAGGCTGACTACGGCGGTGATCGTCGCTACCGCGCTGAGAGTTCCCGATCCGGACAGGGCCGCAGGGGCGGTGATCGTCGCTACCGCGCTGAGCGTGCCGGAGCCGGACAGTGATGCCGCACCGGGGACGCCGGCGGAATCGCTGAGCGTCCCGGAACCGGACAGGCTTGCAGGGGCGGTGATCTTTACGACGGTGCTGAGAGTTCCCGATCCGGACAGGCTGGCCGGGGCCGTGATCGTCGCTATTGCGCTGAGCGTCCCGGAGCCGGACAGGCTGGCCGGGGCGGTGATCGTCTCGCCGGAATCGCTGAGCGTCCCGGAACCGGACAGGCTGGCCGCGCCGGGGATAACCGAGCTGCCGCCGGGGATCGTGGCGGTGTAGATCCAGGAGCTGGTCTGGGACCGGGACTGGTGATTCTGCAAGGTCCAGGTCAGGCCGAGGCCCGAGGTGTCGGTGATCGCCGGGGTAGCAGGGGTGCCGCTGCCCTGATCCCAGACGATCATCGCCACCAGGACGGTACCGGGCGCGAACGACCCCGGCCGGGTAGTCACCGTGAGGGAGGTGCCGCTGGAGGCGCTCGCGCCTGAGGCAGGCTGGTGCACGGCATCCTGGACAGGCGTGGAACCGCCGCTGGCCAGGACCTCGTACAGGGACCACGCGTTGGTTCCGGTCGGCGCGGAAACGCCAATGGCCGCCGTGGTGACACCTGAAGTAACAGTCCCGTTGAAGAATCCGGTGTACTCCCCGACCGCGCCGACCGCCAGGTTGTCGATCGCTGTCGTATTGGCCAGGAAGGTCGCGGTGGTACCGGTGTTGTCGTAGTCGTTGACGTAGACGACGTAGGAGTTAGTGCCGTTCGGGGTGATAGTGGAGCTGGCCGCGCCGCTGGTGGCGTTAGACCCGGCAATCGCGCCGCCGGCCTCAGTCGCGCCGGTAAGGGCGATAACGCGCAGCAGGCCGCCGTCTGTAGCGGTCCCGAACGTGGAGGTGATGCTGAACGGCGGCGCGAGCGCGGGCAGGGGCGGCGGCATGCGGAACCGCCGGGCCGCCATCGGGGACCACCGTCCGGGCGGGGTTACCGGGGGCGGCACGATAGGCGCTGGTGCCGGTCCCCCGCTCGGTGCCTTAATCTCTGTCAGGGCGATAGCCCAGTTGTCAGACCCGATGGTGTCCGTGAGCGTTTGCGAGCTGCCTGTGGCCGCTACAACCGCGCCTTCATTGTTACCGCAGCCGGAACCGGAGGAGACATTATTCGCCCATTCGCGAGTAGCGGTCGCACCCCATCCGGTAGCAGAGCCGGAGCCGTCACCGACCACCGCCACGATCTGGCTGGTGCTCGATGAGGCAGTAATGGTGGCGCTTGCTGATGTCCCGTTACCGGTAGCCGTGACTGGCGTGCCAAAAGGCGAAGAGGTATCCGCGCCGGAAAAGGACGCTGAACCGCCGCTGATCGAAGTAGGGGTGCCGCCTGAAACAGTAGCTACGATCGAATGGCCGCCGGATGCCTGATTGGGCAGCCCGAATACAGCAATAAATCCCGTCGTGGTGCCGGCCGCATGAATAGCGCCGGTCAGCGCGGTCATCGTGTTACCGTCGCATGTCACGGCAACGGAGAGACCCGTGTCCGGAGATTTTCCTACCGACACGCCGACGACAAGAGTGACGCCGCTAGCGACAGCGGTATGCGTCCAGGACAGGGTGGTAGCGCCAGTGTTGCCAGCGCCAGAGCTGGATGGCCCTACAGCATCGAAGGCGACGGCCATCGGTCACCTCCCGCCGTCAGGTCAGGTCCCTCCCGTTAGTCCAGGGCCTCCACCAGCCACTGCGTGCACGCCACTGCCCCGAACGCGGCCGACAGCGTAGCCCGCAAGCCGATACCGCTGACCTGCGATGTGTCCACCGACGCTATCGATGTTTCACCGGAGATGTTCGGCATGGGCAGGATAAGGCCGTTGACAGTCGGAGTTGCCAGCGAGGGGGAGCTGGGCACGGCGTTCGTCATCTTCACGGCCCCCTGGGTAAGCAGCGTGCCCGCCGTCTGGCTGATAGCCGAGCAGCGGATCAGCGCGTCCAGTTCCCATTGGAGCCCCGTCAGCGAGCCTGTACCGAGAGCCAGGGTCGTAGTCGTCGCGAGAGTCTTGTAGGTGCCGCCTGTATTGCCCACGTTCGCAGTGAGAAGCCAGCTCAGGTTTGAGGTGGTACCACCCGTATTGACGAATCCCCGGGCCGTGACCCGGATCAGCATGCCCGGGTACCAGCCG